GGACTTATAAGACATTATTTTAATATGAGTAGAATGACAGAAAATAGAGAAGAAATTCTTAAAATTCATGGTGCAATAGATCTTATAAACCAAAGAATTGATACTATAGAAAACAACCACCTTAATCATATGCAAAAAGATATTGATAGAATACAATATGTTTTAGCAGCTGTTGGATTAGGTGTTGCAGCACAAGTATTAGTCTTGGTTACAAATCTATTAACATAATGAAATATAGCTTGTTTATGATTTTATGCTCTTACGTTGCAGGAGAGTGTATGCCTCCACACGAAATGAAAATAAAATACAATGATTTGTATGATTGTATGAAAGCTGGTCATGAACAATCTATAATAAAAATGGATAAATTAGGTAGAGAACAAACTAATGAATACAAAATGTATTTTAAATTTGTTTGTTTTAATAAGAAAGAAGAAACAAAAGGTGAACCTACTTAAAGTTGTACCTTAATAATAGACTTATACAACATCAAATTGTATAAACAATATATGTCATCTAAATCTATATTAGTAATAAGTGACCAACACGCACCTTATCATCACATAGATACATTAGAATTTTTAGCAGCTATTAAAAAAAAATATAAACCAGATACAGTTGTAAATATAGGTGATGAAATGGATTGGCATAGTATATCATTTCACGATTCACATCCTGGATTATACTCACCAAGTCACGAGTTAAAAATAGCAAGAAGTTTTTTTAGAGATCTAGAGAAGTTATTCCCTAGACAATACGTCATGGATTCCAATCATGGTAGCTTAGTATTTAGAAAAGCTACTAGATATGGTTTACCTCACGAAGTTTTTAAATCATATAATCATATGTTAGGTGTAGGTAAAGGTTGGACATGGCATGAAGATTTAATCTTAAAAGCCTCTAATGGTCAAAAGATATATTTTTGTCATGGTAAATACAAAGACGTACTAAAAGTTGCTCAACAATATGGTATGTGCACCGTACAAGGGCATTACCATACGTGCTTCAAAATAGATTATTGGAGTAATCCAAATGAACTACTTTGGGGTATGCAAGTTGGGTGTTTAATTAACATGAAAAGTTTAGCTTTTGAGTATAACAAACTACAAAAGTCTAGACCAGTAATAGGAACAGGAGTTATCATTGATGGATTGCCTAAGTTAATCCCAATGGTTTTAAAAGACAATGGCAGATGGAACAGAAAAATTACCTAGAGGTATAAGAAACAAAAATCCAGGCAACATAAAACTTGGTACTAATTGGGATGGACTGGCAGATGAACAATCTGATCCAGTTTTTTGTGTATTTAAAGAAGCTATATGGGGCATACGTGCTCTTATGCGTATTCTTTTAACATACAGATTTACTCACAATCGTAAAAATATAGACTCTATCATCAAAAGATGGGCTCCCCCATCAGAAAATGATACAGATGCATACATTGTATTTGTTAGTAAAAAAATGGGTATTGAACCTATGGAAATAATTGATAATAGCATAGAAGCATACTTGCCTTTAGTAAAAGCTATTATACAAATGGAAAATGGTATGCAGCCATATGATGATGAGCTTATTGTAGAAGGAATGTACAAAGCATGGGAAGGGCATCCAACTGGTTCTTCAGCTTAATTATGAATATTGGTTTTAAATTACATAAGTATGGCTGGGAAAAATTACACAAAAATAGTAAGTATACTCACTATCAAGGTGGGCGTACTAAAATTATGTATAAATTAAAAAAATAATATGTGGTTAAATATTGCAGCAAAGCTAGTGCCAGGCATAATAAAAACTGGTATGTCAATAGCAAAAAACAGAAGAGAGACTCGTAGATTAGAGTCTGTAGCCGAAATGAAACACGCAGAGCGTATGGCTACTGGTGAAATAGAATATCAAAAAGCAGTAATTGCTAACAACCAGCAGGGCTGGAAAGACGAGTTCGTATTATTACTTGTTTCGGCTCCTGTGATGTTATTAATCTGGAGTATATTTAGTGAAGATCCAGAAATAATGATCAAGGTTGAAAAGTTTTTTGAACAATTCAACAACATGCCCTTCTGGTATCAAGCTCTTTTTATAGGAGTAGTTAGTGCAATTTATGGTCTTAAAGGTGCAGATATCATTAAGAAAAAATGATAGAACACCATAAGTGTGATACTTGTAAAAAAAAACTTTTACATAGATATGTAGTATTCGACAAAAACAAGTATTGTCTAAAATGTTTCTACACATCTGGTAAATCATTACCGATATTTCATGGTGAAACTAAACGAAAATACAAACGTAAGCCTACCAATTAGAAATCTGATTGCACTTGTTGCAGCAGTTGCTATAGGTGTATGGGCATATTTTGGTATAGTCGAAAGACTTAATAAATTAGAGACATCAGATACTCTCTTTCAAGCTGACCTTTTAAAAAAGGCAGAGCAAGAACCAAAGAACTTAGAAATGTATATGCTTATTGAACACCTTGCAGGACAAATAGAATCTATAGAAAAAGAAATAGAAGCATCTAGATATAATAAAGTAAACATAGACCACCTGAAAGAACAGGTAGATATGTTACAAAAAAAACTTAATGGTAACCACTAATGATAGAATCTGTAATAGCACTCTTGATGATTGTAGATCATGAAATAAAAGAACATAGAATACAACCATCAATGTCAGAATGTTTAAAAGGTAAACGTATTGCCACTCGTACTGCTGGTAATAATATAGAATATAGATGTATTGTTTCAATGGCTGAAACAGAAATATATCAAGGTCAAAAAAGTATTAAAAAATTAATATTAAAGAATGAATAAACCTAACAAAAAAAGAAACCCTTTTGCTAGACAACTTAGGCATTGGAAGAATAAAATTATTAAAAACAAAAGACATTACGATAGAAAGAAAGAGCAACAGATGTTGCACCATAGTCAAGCACTATAGTCTCTCTCTATAATCATTTCTAAATAATGAATAGCTTTTTCTATATCTTTCTTTTTACCCTTATTCTTATGACGGCATATGTACTTAATGGCATTGCCTTCGGCGAATGGTAAGTTATTTTCATTGATAAAATGTGCAGGTTGGATCTTCATATCTTTATAGTGTGTGCCATCAACCTGTTTATTAAGTGAATCGTAAGTCATATCTTTAAACATATCTATATCAGTCAAAACATTAACCTATATCTACCAGGAGGATTTTTCCTACCTGGTTTTTGTTTTTTATAGTGGTCTTTTCTTATCTTATATATATCAGAATCTATAGCTTTTTGAAACTTCATAAATGCATAGTCAGGATCTAAATCAGCTAATTTACAAACTAATCTAAAATCATATGAGTTACTTGTTAGCCATGATATAGCTTGATCTCTATGATAAACATCATAACGTTCTTCACCCTTATATGATGCATCATGTACTGCTTGGGTTATTACATTAAGAAACATTCTTTGTTCAGGAGTCCTCATTTACAATTTCATATGTCATACGTTGTTCTACGACATCGGCTTCTTGCCAGTTCAATGTTTTTGGATTGATAGCTTTTAATATCTTCAATGCTTCTTCATCAGATTCAGCACTCACAATAACTTCTGTATAAGCAGGTAGCAATACCCATTTCTTAAACTTATAAATCATATATTATTTTTACGTCTACTAGCTTCTAATGTTCTAAATAAATCTATAATTAAACCTTCTTTATCTCTTTTATTATCTAACGTACTAGCTTCTACTTCAGCAGTAAACAATTCATCAATAGCTTGTTTATATGTATCACTAGCATAATAAGTTTGTTCTTTTGCAGAAATACTTTTATCTTCTTTGTTACCTGTTATATGCAAAGCCTTTTTACGTTTAAGTAATCTATCTAAATACTTAACCTGAGCATTAGCTTTAGCAGAAGTTTCATCAGTATCTGCCAGATACTTTAAGGATTCTTCCAATCGCTTCTCTGTAATCACTCTTATCCTCCTTTAAATATAATTTATATAATTTTAACACCAAATCATCATTGTTATAAGTGTTAATGCCCATCATTTCCAGTTCTAATTTGAACAAATGCATCCAAATAATTCTCCTGTTCCGTCTTTCATTACATGAGCATTGATTGGATAATCATAATAAGTTGTTAAATGTAATCTTAGTATGTCACACAAATCAAAACAATCTACTTCACCAAGTAGTTCTACACCTTTAATCATTTCTTTTGTAAGTGATACTAGACTATAAAGTCCATCATTTAATAAAATTAAGTCCATAAAAACTTTCTGCTACTAGGCAGGGAGCACCCACCTAGCAGCTATCATTAACTTTCGAGGGAGATAATGATTCGGTTAAAATGGAGCTTCGTCTCCATCATATTGAGCATTAAGTATCTTACGCACATAACTATCAATCTTGTCAAAGTCTACGTCATTGCCTGATTGTATAGCAGCTGATAATAAATTACTCATAGTCAATCTGTATTTTTCTTTCCATTGTGCAGTATTATCTTTACCTGCTGTTGGTGTTGAACCATTAGGCACAGCAACTTCACCACTTAACAATTCTATTGCATTAGCAGTTTGGTATTGTTTACCTGTTTTACTGGTTCTTACTGGCTGAGCTGCAATCTTTAATCTTGCACCTTTCTGCCAACGTGAAGCACCCATAGCTTCACCATAGATGGTCATATCTGTACCATCATCT